GGGCACGTAAAAGGTAGAATATGGATCAATAATGGAACCCTAAATAAAAGAATAAAGGTAGATGACGAAATTCCTTCAGGATTTATCAAAGGTCGTAAACAATAAATGTCAATATCACTAGCACCAGGAAATCAAAATGCGGCACAAGGCGCGAAATTTCAATTAAATTTCAGTCGTCTTCCTTATATTACATTTTTCTGCATGTCAGCAAATATTCCAGGAGTCACTGCAACTCCTGTTTCACAAAAGACACTGTTTGTTGAATTATATGCTCCAGGTGATAAAATTGTTTATGAAACATTAGATGTTAGATTCATAGTGGATGAAGATTATAGATCTTGGGAAAGTGTCCATGATTGGATTCGTGGCACAACATTTCCCAAAGAATTTCAAGAATATGATAATCTAAAACTTCAAAACCGATATCCTAATGTTCCAAGCAAAGAACCCGCATACCAATACAGTGATGCGATATTATCACTCTATACTAATAGAAATAATCCACATATTCGTGTTCATTTTATTGATTGTTTTCCAATTAGTCTATCATCAGTTACATTTGATACTGAGTATAATGCTGATCATATCATATACGCAGAAGCTTCATTTAAATTTAGCTATTATAACATAGAAAGGTTATAATAGAGTTTATTTGTTTTTCTACTGGAATATTATGAAACCAACTGATATTTTTAAATTGATTGAAATGTGGGAAAAGGACTCTGTTATAGATTCAACAGACCCAAGTAGAGAATTGATTCGCATTCCAATTCTCCATTCCAAATATGTCAGAGAACATACACTGCACTCTCTGGCTGCAAAACAATGCGCTATTGAATTTTCTAAAATGAAAAAACTCAAATGGGAATACTATCAAGGTCGCCTAGATGAATCCGAATTGAAGAAGTATAATTGGGAACCGTTTAGATTTGTACTCAAAAGCGACATTAATACATATCTTGAGTCTGATGAAGATTTGTCAAAACTTCAAGCAAAGAAATCACTTCATGATCAATCAGTAGAAGCATTGAGTATGATCATAAAAGAACTTAATGCAAGAACATATCAATTGAGAGCCTTTATTGATTTTGAAAGATTTGTTCATGGGCAGGGATAATGTCAGAAATAACAATTCATAAAATAAATGAGGTTTACGTTCAGTTAATTTGTGATGATAGCATTAAAGCAGAATTAAGCGAGTACTTCTCATTTTTTGCTCCCAATTATCAATTCAATCCTCTATATAAGAAAAAAGTTTGGAATGGTAAAATCTACCTGTTCAATAAAAAAACATCGTATCTTTATGGTGGATTAATTCGTTATCTAAAAGATTTCTGTGCAGAAAGAGAAATCAAAGTAATCATAGATCCTTCAGTCCAAGGTTTCAATCAGTTCACGGAAGAAGAAGCAAAACAGTTTGTTGAAAATCTAAATCTGCATTCTCGCAATCAACCCATTGAGCCTCGTGATTATCAAATGACAGCTTTCATTAAAGCTGTCAAATATAAAAAAGCACTATTAATAAGCCCAACTGCTTCAGGAAAATCTTTAATCATTTATCTGATAACACGTCTGCTATTAAATAATGATTGTAAAAAAGGATTACTGATTGTTCCCACTATTTCTCTAGTAGAACAGATGCAAGGCGACTTTAAAGATTATTCATCTGCTAATGGTTGGGATGTTGAACAAGAAACTCAAAAAATCTACCAAGGCAAAGATAAGTTTGTAACTAAATCTTTGACAATTTCAACGTGGCAATCAATTCATGATTTTCCAAAGAAATTCTTTGAACAATTTGATTTTGTCATTGGAGATGAAGCTCATGGATTCAAAGCAAAGTCTCTCTCAAATATTATGTCTAAATTGACAAATGCTCAATATAGAATTGGGACTACAGGTACAATCGATAACACTGAGGTGCATAAACTAGTATTAGAAGGTCACTTTGGACCAACTATGAAAATTATCACAACTAAAGAACTTATGGACAGAGGACAATTATCTGATCTTGAAATTAAATGCCTCGTATTGAAATATCCTGAGCACTTATGCAAACAAGTAAAAGAAATGGAGTTCCATGAAGAAATGGACTTCATTGTGACTAATACTGCAAGAAATAAATTCATAACAAATTTAACACTTGACTTGCACGGTAACTCATTAATATTGTTTCAATTTGTTGAAAAGCACGGCAAAATATTATATAATATGATTCTAGAACGCACTAAAGATCAGCCTAATAGAAAGATCTTTTTTGTATCTGGTGCGACTGAAGCTGAAGATCGTGAAGCAGTAAGGCATATCACAGAAGAACAAAATGATGCGATAATTGTTGCTTCATTTGGAGTATTTTCTACAGGCGTAAGTATACGACGCCTACATAATATAGTATTTGCTTCTCCGAGCAAATCAAAGATAAGAAATCTTCAATCTATTGGGCGCGGATTGAGACTAGGTGATGGAAAAGATCGTGCAACTCTTTATGATATATCGGATGACCTCAGAACAGGTAATCATGTAAATTATACTATGAACCATTATGCTGAGCGAGTGAAAATATACCATGCAGAGAAATTCAAAATTTCAACTTATAAAGTAGAGTTAAAAAATGCCTAAGAATACAGATAAAGTAGATTTAGAAACAACTGTTAAATTTATGAGATTGAGTAATGGAGATGACATCATCTCTGAAATACAAGATGATAATAAAGTTAGTATGATCTTAACTAATCCAATGCGTGTGCTTATTGATGCTGATTTAGATGTTGGCAAACAAACTATCTATATGCATTCTTGGATGCCACAAGGCATCGCTAAAGGGAATGTTTGTCGTTTGAGTAAGAAAGATGTAATCTTTATTGCTGAACTTGAAGAAGACATTAAAGATTATTATGAGGGTGTAGTTTTTGATACGGTAGAAGACCGTCTACCCCTTAAGAAAGAAAAAGAATATATGGATGATGATAAGAAAGTTATATCTTTTAATAAGAGTAATAAAGATAAATTAAATTAACTCATTTCATAGACGACATACTGATTATAACGACTTTGAACTTTAAAGGCAAATTATTATGGCTGAAACTAGAAAACGCAATCATTATGTAAATAATGCAGATTTATTGAAGACAATTGAGCAGTACAAAAAGGATTGCAGGAAAGCAAAGCGCGAAGGAACATCTAAGCCAAAAATTCCAGATTACATTGGTAAATGTCTAATGTTAATTGCTGAAAATCTTTCACATAAACCTAATTTTCTTTCTTATTCTTTTAGAGATGAAATGATTGCTGATGCAATTGAAAATTGTGTAATGTACTTTGACAACTTTGACCCAAAGAAATCAAAGAATCCTTTTGCGTATTTTACACAAATTATATACTTCGCTTTCATTCGTCGTATACATAAAGAAAAGAAACAGTTGTATGTGAAATACAAGTCTACTGAACAGATTGGAATACTTGATGAGTATGAACAGTTTGAATTGGAAGAATCAGGTGGACAATATAGACAGTTTGAAATGTATGACAATATATCTGAATTCATAGATAATTATGAGAAAGCCAAAGATAAAAAGAAAAAGAAGTCTAAAAAATCACTCGAATTACTAATAGAAGAAGATGAGGTACTATAATGATTGATGATAAAGACGATTTCGGTTTTACATTTCACGATGAGAGTGAAATAGAAGAGGCGAAAGATAGTGCAGCTAAAGCTGCTGCATTTAATGCAACTCTGACCACATCACAAACATATAAACAAAAATTAGAAGCAGTTGAAGCTATTGTAGTCCCATTCATGCAGAATCTGATGAAAGATCCCGAGAAGGTTATGATTCGTTGGCCAAACCGCAAAGAGATTGTGGAGAAACAACTTCAAAAAATATTGTTTATTACTAAAGGATAAGTTATACTTGATAGTATCTATGGGCGGAGACCAGATTTGTTAAAGTTATAAATAGGTGGTACTCGCGGAATTGGCGTTCCCAGTACCTCTAGAACTATAAATTTAACAGGAGTCCCAGCATGTATACTTATAATATCTCAAAAGCTCTTTCAGAAGCATTTAACTGCGAATTCGTACCAATTAGTGATCAGGTTCTAAATTATATTCCAGAAGATGGTATTTGCGGTGGGACTGATTATGTTTCTGGCTTAGTTTGGATCACTAATGGTGAAGAAAATTTATATCTCGATCCAAAAGAAATGCTCCCCGAAGGTTGGAAATATGGTAGAACTATGCAGCACATGGCGCATACAAATCCTGATAAATGGAAAGAAATAACTTCAAAAAGTGCCATAAAACAATGGAATAATAATTCGGAAAGAAGAAAATTGCACTCCAATAAAATGAAAAAAATGTGGAAAGATAATTATGAATCTTTGGCAGAAAAAGCTAGAAAAAATGGAGATAACGGATTAAAGGGAAAAACGCACCCTCGCGCTTTACTTTTAGAGTACAAAGGAGTAGAATATTATGGTTGGCGCGAATTAAAAGAAGCAACTGGCGTTACGAAAGATTTATATAAAAAATATTACTTAAATGGGATCGATCCTGAACCAAGAATTGGTAAGGATGGTCCTGCGGCATCAACATTAACTATGGACAAGATCCATCAAGGAGGGTCGGCTTGAAAATTTGTATTCTTGGCGACACACACTTTCGGAATGCGCGGTGATTCCATCCCATTTCACAATCTATATAGAAAATTTTATCAAGAGATATTTTTTCCTTATCTAATACAGAACAATATCGATACTGTTTTTCAATTGGGCGATTTATTTGATCGCAGGAAATATATTGGATTTCAAACTCTAGCTCTTAGTCGCAAATATTTCTTTGATCCGATGCAGGAAGCTAATATAAAGTTATCTGTACTGTTGGGCAATCATGACATAACATTTAAAAATACATTAGAAGTCAACTCTCCGCAACTTCTTTTAAATGAATACAATAATATTACTATCTATGATAAAGCAACAACAGTTGAATTAGAAAATACATCAATAGATATTATCCCTTGGATTTGTTCAGAGAACGAATCTGAAATTTATGAATTCATTAAAGCAAGCAGTTCACAAATTTGTTTTGGTCACTTTGAACTTGCTGGATTTGAAATGGATAAAGGTAATGTGTGTCATGAGGGCATGGATAGGAAAACACTCAATAAGTATGATGTTGTATTGAGTGGACATTTTCATCATAAAAGCAGCGACGGAACTATAACCTATGTCGGAACTCCAGGTCAGATGACTTGGGCAGATTATGGAGATAAACGAGGATTCCATATCTTTGATACTGAAACTAGAGAGTTGCAGTTTATTGAAAACACATATGTGATGTTCCATAAGATCATGTATGACGATAAGTCTGAAACTTTAGAATCAGTATCAACTAGAGACTTTAGCCAATATAAAGATAGAATTGTGAAAGTCATTGTTGCCAATAAAACTAATCCAGTCATCTATGACATGTTTCTTGATAATCTTTATAAAGCAGGACCAATAGATGTTTCTGTTGTTGAGGATTTCACTGACTATTCTGAAATCACAGATGATGATATTGTAGATCAATCTGAAGATACTACAACAATCCTCGATAAAGTAATTGACTCGCTGGAGTTAGATTTGGATAAATCTAAATTGAAAAATGTTATGCGCGAAATTTATTTAGAAGCTCAATCGTTAGAGACAAAATGATTTATTTTAAATCTTTAAAATGGAAGAATTTTCTTTCCACTGGTAATGTGTTTACTGAGATAAAATTAGATCAGTCTCAGAACACACTTGTTGTAGGTACGAATGGTGCTGGTAAATCAACAATGCTAGACGCATTGACTTATGCGCTATATGGAAAACCCTTTCGTGATATTAATAAACCAACTCTTGTCAATTCCATAAATGGCAAAGATTTGATGGTAGAAGTTACATTCACTATCGGAAATAAAAATTATAAGATTATTAGAGGCATGAAACCTCATGTTTTTGAAATTTGGTGTGATGGAATTCTTCTAAATCAAGAAGCTCTGATGAGAGACTATCAGAAAATCCTAGAAGAACAGATACTCAAATTCAATTATAAAGCATTCACACAGATTGTAATATTGGGCTCATCATCATTCGTTCCATTTATGCAGTTGTATGCTGCGGACAGAAGAGCGATTATTGAAGATCTTTTGGATATTAATGTGTTTTCTTCCATGAATGCTGTCGTCAAAGAAAGGTCTAATGAAATAAAACAAAGAGCCGTGGAGCTTAAATCTGAAATTGAATCAACTCTTTCTAAGATTGAAATGCAAAAAAAGTTCATTGAAGATGCTAAGAAAAATAATGATGAACAGATTGAGGTCAAACAAAAAGACTATCATGATCATATTGCCCAAATTGATAAACTTAATGGAGATGTGACATTAGTCCAAAAACACATTAACAATCTTTTGACAAAAATTCTTGATGAAGATACTGTAAAATCTAAACAGAAAAAACTTTCTCAATTTGAAGCTAAGATTGAACAGAATATTACTAAAGCAGAAAAAGAAATTGAATTTTATACTAAGAACAGTACTTGCCCAAGTTGCGATCAGACAATCAACAATAAAGATGAAAAGATAACTCAGTGCAATCATAAGTTAACAGAGTATATTGGTGGGTTGGAGAAACTGCAGAAAGAATATAATTCAGCCAGCGAAAGATTGCAAGAAATTGCGAAGATCAATAAAAAAATAAGCGATCACAATAATGAAGTTACCCGACTAAATGCTTCTGTGACTCAAATTCAAAAATATACTAAAAAACTGATTAAAGAGATAGATGATCTCAAGAACAAAAAAGTATTGAGTGATGATATGATGAATGTCTCTAAAGAGTTGGTTGATAAATTAGAAGAATTAAACAAAGAGAGAAAACTTCTCACAGAGAATAAAAGCTATATTGATGTTGCTGCTTCTCTCTTAAAAGACTCAGGGATTAAAGCAAAGATCATCAAACAATATTTGCCAGTAATCAATAAGCTAGTGAATAAATATCTCGCAGCTATGGATTTCTTTGTTAATTTTGAGATTGATGAAGAATTCAAAGAGACTATTAAGTCTAGACACAGAGATGAGTTTAGTTATCAAAACTTCTCTGAAGGTGAAAAATTAAGAATTGATTTGGCTCTGTTGTTCACGTGGCGTGCTGTTGCAAAGATGAAGAGCAGTATGAACACAAATTTGTTGATTCTAGATGAAGTGTTTGATAGTTCGTTAGATAATAGTGGTACCGAAGAGTTTATGAAATTAATTGATACATTAAGCGATACTAATGTTTTTGTAATATCACATAAAGGAGATGTACTTATGGATAAGTTCAGAAATGTTATTAGATTTGAAAAGGTTAAGAATTTTTCGAGGAAAGTATAATTGCAACACATTACAGATTTATATCAATGGCAATTGGAAACTATTAGCAAATATAACAATGTAGAGTTTAAAGTTTGTTTCACTGGACAAGAACAACAAGGTTATAAAGTTGTAGATGGACTGGATGCGCATTTTGAATATGCTAATGGTTCTTTTGGAATAGAAACATATAAATTATAGGAATTAATTATGGCTGAGAAAAAAATTAAATTTATAGATAATCAGATGTATTCATATACAATTTATGATCTGATAGATCCATATTCTGATATTCTTAAACAAAAATTAGAACCATTTGATTTTTCTAATCCACCAATAAACCCAAAAGATCTTGCAATCTCTTTGATTGAGACAATGGTTGCGCATCGTGGTGTTGGTTTGTCTGCTAATCAGGTTGGGCTTCCTTATCGCGTGTTTGTGATGGGTGCGGAAAAAGTTGGATTCGCGTGTTTCAATCCTGAGATTATAGAAACATATGGTGAGACTAAGTTTGAAGAAGGTTGTCTATCTTTTCCAGGATTGTTTATTCCAGTCAAGAGACCAGAATCTGTAAAACTCAGATATACTGATTATAATGGAATAACAAAAGAAGAAACATTTAGTGGTTTTACTGCTCGAATCGTATTGCATGAATATGACCATCTAGAAGGTCAGCTCTATATCAACAAAGTGAGCTCTCTCGTTTTAGATAGATCGAAACAGAAAGTTAAATCTAATCTAAAAAAATTAGAAAAAGAAAGAAAGGCATTTGAATTGCAAAGAAAGATTGAAAAACAAGAAGCCGCTGCAGTTCCTAAAGAAACTCCGAAAGTCTTTGAATATAAGACAGGTTGATATTATGGAAGAAAATAAGAAATACATCTACGAAAGTCCAGATAAGGGTGAAACTGTTTATCGCAGAGAGTTTGGGAAAACTGAAAAAGTCAAAATTCCCGAACAATTAGATCTTTTTGAAAAATCGGAGCATGTAAGTTATTGATTTTATTAAAGTTTTTTACGTTGTTTTTAGACTCGCACAGTAGTACAATGGTATTAAGGGTTAAGTAAGGAAAACACGTAAATGACTCAATTATTCGAATCTAAGTCTGTTCTAGCTAAATGTCTCGCTGAAGAGAATATTCATGTCGAGCACCGAAAAGTACAAACTGCGTATTTTGATCTAAATTCTCGATCTATTATTCTTCCGATTTGGAAAGAAATGGATGGTATTCTTTATGATCTTCTCATGGGTCATGAAGTCGGTCATGCTCTTTACACCCCGAAACAGGGCTGGCATGATGCTGTTATTGATAATAAGGGACTCAAGTCTTATTTGAATGTGTGTGAAGATGCTCGCATTGAACGAAAGATTAAAGATCGTTATCCTGGTCTGCGACGTTCATTTTCACTCGCCTACAAAGAACTCCATAATCGTGACTTCTTTGGTCTTAATGGTCTTAACGTATCTACGATGCGTTTGATCGATCGCATTAATATTTTCTTTAAACTTGGCGCGCATGTTCGTGTGCCGTTTACTCCTGATGAAATGAAATTCGTTGATCGTCTTAATGTTGCTGAATCTTGGGATGATGTTGAACTTATCGCGCGTGAGCTTTACAATAAAGCTCTTGAAGATAAGAAAAACGAACCTGAGAATTATGAAGATAATTTGGAAGATTTTTCCGATGAAATGAATCCGGACAATAACTTCGAAGATGAAGATTATGACGATGGTGATGATTACGAAGATGGTAATGAGTCAGATGAATTTGATGAATCGACCAAGTCAGGTTCTGATTCTTTGGAAGAAGACAAAGAAGATTCATCTTCAGATGCTGAAGAGAATGAAACTGAACAAAATCAGGATGATAAGAAACCTTCAAGAAAAATTAATAAAAATCCAGAATCTGGAAATGAACAGGATGTAAGTTCTATTACTGATAATGCTCAGCGCAAGAATGAAGAGAATCTGGTTGATAATTCAAATGGTCAGATTTACATATTAAATGTTCCTGAATATAATAAAAACTGTATTATTCCACACAATAAAGTTCATGATAAAATTCGCAGTCAAATAAAACTGATGAGCGATCACTACAGTGCAGATTTCGTCGCTTTCGTCGCTCAGAATCCTGAACGATATACTAATTTCATCAAGCGTTCTAATCCTGTAATTAATTACATGATCAAAGAATTTGAAATGCGCAAAAACGCAACTCAGTTATCCCGCGCAAAAAATGCTAAGTCTGGTAAAATCAATCCTAAGAAACTAGCACGTTTCAGCTTAGACCGTGATATTTTTCAGCGCGTTATGTCTGTTCCGCAGGGTCAGAACCATGGTATGGTGTTATTCATTGATCTTTCTGGTTCAATGCAGGATATCTTAAGTCCGACGTTTGAACAGGCAATCTTACTTACTATGTTCTGTAAAAAAACTAATATTCCGTTTGAAGTTTATGGGTTCTCTGATCACTATAACGTCCAATCATTTGGCACTCGCGAACCTTATTTTACCCAAAAAGCTAATGATCTTTCCGTGTTTGATCCTAATTTTCATCTAAAACAGTATTTGAGTTCCTCAATGAGTTCTTCCGCTTATCGGGAAGCTGTTCAAAACATGCTTTATGTGGGTGCTGCTTATGCCTCACACTATCATCGTGATTGTGTTCCTCCGAGTGAACAACTCTATGGTACTCCGCTTGATGAATCTATTATTGCTTCTATCAATATTGTTTCCGAATTCAAAAAACTGTATAAATTAGATCTTGTTAATTCTATCTTTTTGACAGATGGTTGTGGTGGTGTCTCTTCAAATTATGTTACAGCCCACCCGACGAGTCAATTTGCATTGTGCAATAACTGGTTTCATCCTCATGTCGATACTGTGTTCATTCAACATCCTGATAGTAAAGTGCGAGTTCGCATGGAAAAACGAACAAAGAACAAAAATGACGATGATATGTTTATGAGCTCTCGCGCTCTTATTGAAATCGCTCAGCGTGTAACTGGTGCGAAATATACTGGTTATCTTATTGCAAGTAAAACACAAATAGTGCATTCCGTTATGCCCTATGAGTTTAATTACATCAATTATGTCGTGACTAAAGAGCAGCGCAAATCAATATTGAATAAATTGAACGATGATGGATTTATTTCTTCTAAGCACCATGGCTTTTCCGAATACTTTTTTGTACCCAATAACAATCTTAAAATTGAAGATCATAAACTCGAGGTCATCGATGGTGCTAAAAAAGGTCAAATCGCTCGAGCTTTTGCTAAATCATTGAATTCGCGTGGACTGCAGCGCATGTTTTTAAACAAATTCGTACAGAACATAGCTGTGTAAGTTATTGATTTATAACATGTTATATAACTTGTTATGTTGAGTGATGTACTATAGAATAGTTCTATAGTTGATTAATTTGTAATGAATGGAGTGAATATATGCCGAAACTTTCGTATACTGCTGAACAACAGAATCAATTTCTTATTGATATCAGTGAGTTCTATAATAAACAGACTGTTAATGGCGAAGAAATAAAAAATTTCGTCGCTAAGAAGAAAATCCCAACGCCATACTTTTTGTTTCGCGATAAGAATCGCAAAATTTCTCGTGGGGTTTGGTCTATTGCTATGAGTGTAGCTAATGTCTCCCCTCTTCGACTCCCTCCGATGCCTAAAATTCCACAAAACAAAACAACTGTGGTTGTTGAAACCACATCTGAGGTGGTTTCAATGAAACTCAAGTCGATGCAAGCAGATCTTTCTTGCACTGTCCCTGATCGCGATCCAACTTATGTGCCATTCGGTAACTATTCGGACATTGAGACTATTATCAAATCTAAGATTTTCTTCCCTGTTTATGTAACTGGTCTTTCTGGTAACGGTAAGACAATGTCAATTATTCAGGCTTGCGCCAAATTGAAACGCGAATTGGTTCGTATCAATGTAACTGAAGAAACCGATGAACTTGATTTGCTTGGTGGTACTGAATTGGTTGATGGTAATACTGTAAACCGAGAAGGTGCTGTACTTCTTGCAATGCGTCGCGGATCTGTACTTCTTATTGATGAAGGTGATCTTAACAATACTAAAATTCTCTGTCTTATGCCTATCCTTGAAGGTAAACCGTATCTGAATAAAAAGACTGGCGAAGTTATTTATCCAGCAGAAGGATTCAATATTTTTATCACTGGCAATACCAAGGGTAAAGGCTCAGAGGATGGTCGTTTCGTTGGCACTAAGGTAATGAATGAAGCATTCCTTGAGCGTTTTAGTATTACAATGGAACAGGAATATCCTTCTGCTGCAATTGAAAAGAAAATTCTTATTAAAAACATGGAACAGCTGGGTAATGTTGATGATGATTTCGCTACCAAACTTTGCACTTGGGCTGAGATTATTCGTAAAACCTTTTTTGACGGTGGTGGCGATGAGTTGATTACAACTCGACGACTTGTGCATATTGTTAAGACTTATTCAATTTTTAAAGATCGACTCAAATCTATTAATCTTGCAACTAATCGGTTTGATACTGAAGTTAAAACTGGGTATTTGGATTTGTATACGAAAATTGATTCTTCTGTAAATCCACCGTTGCCTCAGCCTGAGGTTGTTGTCCCAACTGCTGAGGTAAAGCCGACAGTTAGCATTAACACAAATCCAACTAATGGTGATGTAACCGTAACATCTCATGGTCAACAGACTGTAATCTCTCTCTCCGACATTCTGCAGTCTAATCTTTCTCAGCAACAGATTATTGATTCGGTTGTCGAGGGGCATGCTAATATTGCGCAAGAAACAATTCCGTTTTAATTTGACTATTACAAAGAATCAACCTATAATGGTTGGGTAGTCGTAAGTAAGCCGCTAATTTACGACTAATTATGGAGCGGTGTTTTGTTTGGAGTTATTATATGTCTGCTATTGAATCTATGTTTAACTATTTGTCTAATGGCAATCAGGTGACAACTCGTCAGGCTCGTACCTTGTTCAAGGTTGAGAATATTGCCGATGTTGTCTATCGTCTTCGCAATGAAGGTGTCGCAGTGTACACCAACCGAGTGAAGCTTGCTGATGGCACTCGCACCTTTGCTTATCGCATGGGTCGTCCCAGTGCTGCCTTTATCAAGAACCTTGAGACGAGCCATTATGCTCGTGCACGTAAGGCTCTTTATCGCCGCGCGATTGCTGCCTAATTCTAGGTTGTAATCTAAAACAATAAAGTTTATTGGGGGCGCAATGCCCCCATTTTTTTAATTTGATTTTGCATAAGTAACAGAGTATCATAGAGTTTTATGCAGGAGAATTAATATGGTTAATATAATTGTAGCCAAAACAAAATTAGAATGTGAACAACTGTTAGGTCAGTTTGTTGATGAATCCCATTATGATATTCTTATTCAAGAAGATACAGATTGTTATCTTCCATTTGATTGTGGTATAGAAAATAAAGCAGCATGTAAAACTGCTAATTGTTCTGATTGCGAAGACGCCAGAACCAAAGATGAAAAAAGAATTGCGTTTAAATTTCGTAAAAATTATTTCACAAAAGAAGAACAGCAACAAGCTTATCTTGGACTCAGAGAGGCTGCAGTACCATCACAGAATCGCGGTCTTGCTGCAGGACCAAGAAATGAAAAACTTGGTGGCAGAGATTGGGTTACTGTTGAACAGCTAGAAATTCTAAAGTTCTTGTCTAAGGACAACTATAGTGTTGATGTAAATGATATTGAACGAATCAAAGCAATCAATAAAACAAAAAATGAAAATCGTGGGCTAGTTTGGCTCACCTCTGAAGTGCAGAAACATAATTTTAATTTTGAATCTTGGCTTGAACAAATTCTATTAAAGAATATTGATGAAATTAAAAAGGAATCCAATTGGGTTCTTGATACTTTTGTTTCAGATACTACATATGCCAATTCTGTAAACTCTGGCATTGCTGGTTGGTTCGATCGTTATCCTCGCATTCCATATGGTCGAGCAACATCTTATACTCAAAATAATTATGAAAAGTTTAAGATGGCTTTCCCATTTCTTCAATCTCTGAACAGAGGATTTAAAGATCTTCTTCCTTGGCGCTGGGAAAATCAAAAGAAAGCAGCGAATAAAATTGATTCAAGATTTCTCGTTCCAGGAACAGTGTTCAGTACAATTACTGTAAATAAGACATTCAGAACTGCATGTCACCGAGACGCTGGTGATTTCACTGATGGGCTAAGTAATCTTCTTGTTCTTTCCAATAATGGCAATTACACTGGTGGATATCTGGTGTTTCCTGAGGTTCGCGTTGCAGTAAATGTTCGACCTGGAGATCTATTGCTGGTGAATAATCATGAGGTCATTCATGGAAATACGCCAATTGTTCTTCAGGATGAAAATGCTGAACGAATTTCTCTGGTCTGCTATTTGAGAGAGAAAATGCTTGAACTTGGTTCTTATGAATATGAGAATTTAAGATTCGAATATGTAGAATCTCGTCGCAAGAATAAAGAACACCCGAAGTGGGAGTTCAGATGGAACGGAATTTCAGAAGGAATGTGGGAAGAAGATGAGTGGTTTGAGTATTTGAAAACTAATGGTGGAGAAGCTATGCTCAATGAATACCATCCCAAGAACTCCTCTCTCGAGGCATTGTTTGGATAATGTGTGCAGTTATTGGTGCTCTTTTAGTCAAACCTTCTAAAGAAGATTTAGATTTATTGCGTCGAGTTTTCCTCGAATCCAGCATTCGAGGATTGCATGCAACTGGTCTTTCTGTGATCAAAAGTGAAATACACACTTATATTGATCCAAAACCAGCAGTTGCTTTTGATGCGCTTAATGATTTGAGTTCTCTAGTGAACAGAGATGGTAATCTTTATTTGATTGGTCATTGTCGATATTCAACTTCTGATCTTGAATATAACCAGCCCTTCTTTAATGATGATGTTTCCATTGTCCATAATGGAGTCATAACGCAAGAATTGCCAGAAAATTGGCATAGAATGTATGGTTACAAAACACTAACTAAAAATGATTCTGAATTGCTTCTCAAAACAATAGAAGAAGGTAAGGAACCATTAGTGGAGTGGTTGAATTCTTCAATCGCAGCAGTTGAATTACACAGAAAAACTAAATCTATTTCTTATTACCGCAACGGCAAGCGTCCACTCTACCATGCAAAACTTTCAAATGGAGTTATAGTAACTTCAACTAGAAATATTATGGAACGTGCAACTTCTTCTGAAATTGTTTCGGAAGAAGTTGAAAAAGATTGTCGAATACGTTATGATGGTACTTCATTCAATTATGAACGCTATAATACTGGCACAATGGAGTTACAGCATGTTTGATCCTAAAACTTTTACTTGGGGTGCAGAACTAGAGTGGGGTGATGTTGATCGTCGTTTAACTATTCCTGAACATTTAGGTCAGTGGGAATATGCTGAAACTGATATTGTAAATGTCAATGAGCCATATTGGGGGCGTGCTTGTGATCCTCTTGGAATTGATCCTCCATTTGGCGGCGAAATTAATACTAAGCCCACCAAGACTTGGCAAGAACAACTTGATCGCATTATGGAGATTTATCAATTCTTTATAGACAATGGTAATACTCCAACTGCTTCTCCAGTAAGTCACTTTCATATTCATGTATTTGTTCCTGGTCTGAAAGAAAATATTGTTGCATTAAAACGTATGATCTCTTATGTTAAAGAAAATCAACATGAGCTGATTAAACGTGTACACCAGTACAAAGAACATTATCTAATGAATGACACTAAAACTGCTAAGACTTATCTGAAATGGGATTGTGGACGTCCAATGCCAGATTATATGTGTGATAATATTATTAATCTGGCAACCGACTTTAATCATTTCATTAAGCTCCATTGTGCTGGAAAAGATGGAGTGTCAATGGGAAGACCTTTTCGTTATGCATTTAATACATATTGTATGAAACACACTGGAACTCTTGAATTCAGATTATTCAGAGATACAGTTAATCGAGAAGAAATGGCACAATGTCTTGCGTTTGCTCAGGATTTTGTTGATGCTGCTGTTAACGGAGGTAGAACTGTTGAGCAAATTATCGCAGACGGTAACTATAAATTTCCACCTATGATCTTTGATCGTGATCTTTATTTGAGTTGGGAAAATAGCAAATATGGAAAAGAACGTGGAAATAAACAACGTCAGTTCTTCGAAGTTGCGTAATATAACTAGAGAAGAATTTGTAAATGTGATAACAGAAGATAAAGCAGATTCTTTTGCTAAAACTTTTGTTGCTAAGGCTGATGCGTTCGAACATTGGGATAATTGTGTTGGACTATTTCTTGATGAAGCTTTAGCTGGCTCAATTATTGTAACGATCTCTAAACGCAAACCAGCAATCGCCAATCTTCAACTGCTGCATACTTTCGCAGCACACAGAAAGAAAGGTGTGGCAAAGAAACTTTGTGAATATGGTTTAGAATTTGCGATAATGAACGATTCTGAATATTTCAGAGTTTCGTCAGAACCTGAATCTGTAGAGTTTTACAAAAAAATAGGATTTCGATTTTGGGGCAGACAGAAAAGTAATTGTCAATTAAGCATTTTCCGAATTAATGGAAATAAATTCGAAGATGGCATTTATCACATAGCCGACGAAACCATCAGAAAAGCGGTTTATAGGAAGGGAAAGGGAGGCTGCGTGGAGGTCTTTTAGGGATAGGGGAG